TTAATACAGAATAAATCAATCCTTTTTCTATGGCTGCTGGAGTAGAGTGGACAACATATTGCAATCCTTTTTCTATCGCTACTTCCGTTAATATCTTATACTCCAAACTCTTCTCAATCATTGGCATAACGACTGAAATTCTATATTCTAAGCCCTTCTCAATAGCTGATGGAATGGTATAAATTGCATATTGCAAGCCTTTTTGGATAGCTTGTCCTGAAACAACAACATATTGAAGCCCTTTCTCTATTGCGGAGGGTGTTGAATGGATAACATATTGCAACCCCTTTTCTATCGGTGTTTCTGTAACTATTCTATATTCTAATCCTTTTTCTATTGCCGTTTGAGTAATCGTGACTCTATACTCTAAGCCCTTTTCTATTGTGGCTGGAGTAATGGTTATCAGATAATCTAAACCTTTTTGGATAATCGTGTCGGATAGAACGGCATAGACTAGCTCTTTCTCAATAGCACTTGGTGTAATAGTGATATTATAATCTAGCCCTTTTTCAATAGCTGTCGGAATGGTAAGAATATGATAATCTAGTCCTTTTTGGATAACACTATCAGTTAAGATCGCATAAGTAAGTCCTTTTTCGATAGCAGAAGGCGTAGCGTGGATAACATATTGTAATGACTTCTGAATTGGAATCTCGGTTAGGACAGCATAATCCAAGCCTTTCTCAATCGCTACTGGTGTAATCGTTATCTGATAATCTAGATCTTTGGTTATCTTGGCTGGAGTGTAATTTATCGCATACTGGAGCCCTTTCTGAATAGCATTGTCGGCTACAATCGCATAGACTAACCCCTTCTGAATTGATTGACCAGAAAAGACGACATATTGTAATGATTTTTGTATAACAATTCCGGCAACAACGCTATAATCCAAACCTTTCTCAACTACCGATGGAGTAATAGTAATCCGATATTCCAATGTTTTCTCTATAGCAGAAGGAGTTGAATGAACCACATATTGAAGACCTTTCTGTATTGCTGTTTCGGTAACTATTGCATATTCTAAGCCTTTTTCTGTTGCTGATGGTGTAGTGATAATGGTATATTGAAGTCCTATTTGGATCGCTTGCCCTGAAACTATCACATACTGCAAAGACTTCTCAACCTTAGATCTATTAACTACGATATATTGCAAGCCTTTTTCGGTAGCCGAAGGTATTGTTAAAATCCTGTATTCCAATCCTTTTTGAATGCTTTGTGCCGAGAAAATAACATATTGTAATGCCTTTTCAATGCTAGTCGGAACAGCGACACGATATTCTAATCCTTTTGTCAATGCAGTCGGAGTGGTTAATATGCAGTAAACTAATCCTTTCTGAATTGATTGAGACGAAAAGATAACATACTGCAAACCTTTTTGGATAGAAACTCCAACCGAAACTCGATATTCTAGACCTTTGGTTATCTTCTCTGGTGTAATAAACACTCTATAATCTAAACCTTTCTGAATGCTTTGCTCGGAAAATACAATATACTGCAAAGACTTCTCAATCGCTGCTGGAGTTATTGTGATGTTATAGGCTAGTCCTTTCTCTATCGCTGATTGAGTAATAATGACTCTATATTCCAACCCTTTCTGTATCGCTTGTCCTGATACAACGACATATTGAAGTGTTTTAGTCAATGCCGATTTAGTTATAACTATCCGATATTCAAGGGTCTTCTCGATAGCCGAAGGGGTTGAATGAATCACATATTGCAAGGATTTCTGAATCGCAATCCCAGCGACAACAACATATTGAAGCCCTTTCGTCAATGCTGATGGTGTAAAAGTGACTCGGTAAATTAAACCTTTCTGGATAACTTCTTCTGATTCTATGCTATAGGTTAATCCTTTCTGAATTGCCGTATCTGTTTTGATTCGGTAGATCAAGCCTTTCTCGATAGCAGAAGGAGTAATGGTTACTCTATAATCTAGCGTCTTTGTCAATGCCGATGGAGTGATAGTAACAGAATAGTCTAGCCCCTTTTCAATCTTGCTATCAGTTAAGATAGTGTATTGTAATCCTTTCTGAATGGCAGTAGGAACTGAAACAGAATAACCAAGTCCTTTTTCTATAACTGACGGAGTTATGGTTACTCGGTATTCCAACCCTTTTTCTATAGCTGACGGAGTTCCAGAAATAGTATATTGGAGTCCTTTTTCTATAACCTCACTTGTAAGAATAGCGTAATCTAAGTCTTTCTGTATCAAATTATCACTTGTGATTTTGTAGGATAAATCTTTATTTATTACTACCTCATCTGGCGACGCTTCTACGGAAAATGTCTTAATGTAACCATCGTAGCCAATTCCATCCCCAGCATAAGCCAGAATAACGTGAGTTCCATCTATCTTGACAAGGGAGTTGTCGACTGCTCCCGCTGCATCGTGTTCTAAAATACCAGTTTGCGTGATGTCATAACTTACGTCTATCTCAAAAGTTTTAATATAGCCTACGGCATATCCTTTGTAGGCTAAGATGAAGTGAGTAGCATCTATCTTAACGAGGGAGTCGTGTTTTCCATTAAGAGCATCGTGTTCCAGAGAATCTATTTCTGTGATATTATCGTAACTTCCGTCTATTGAAAAGGTTTTGATGTAGCCATCGCCACCAACTCCCCTATAAGCAAGCATAAAATGCGTGGCATCTATCTTAACGAGGGAGTTGGCAGTTCCGTCAGCAGTATCGTGTTCTAAGCTGTCTATTTCAGTAATATCGTGGTTACCGTCTATTGAGAAGGTTTTAATATAGCCATCTAACCCACTCGTTCCAGCGTAAGCAAGAATAAAGTGAGTGCTGTCTATCATTACAAGGGAATTATATGTTCCGTTAACTGTATCGTGTTCTAGGCTTTGAAGTTGAGTTATATCATAACTAGCGCCGATAATCCATTGCAAAAACTTCGGAACTTTTACTCCGCATAACTTAAAAGCCCAACAAAGAGGTAGTTTCTTTATCTTCCAGTGATATTTCAATGATTTTAACAAGCGACTCATCTTTGCTACAATTAACCCTATTTAATAATTTAATTAGATTCCGAAGTCGTTCAAATTAGGCACATCGTGGTCTGCTGTTATCAATCGGTCATCGGGCAAAATATAATTGTAAGAAGTCGATCCAGTCTTTCTATTCTTCCAACCGAAGCAGTAGATCCGCCATTTCTTATTTCCTTCTGCTGATAACAATCCTATATTTCGATAAAAGTGGAATATCTGGCAATCGTTATCTAAAACCATATCAATTCTTTTGTCTAAATCATCAGCTCGGTGCATTGTGAACATCTTAACCTCTGGCTCGTTTATTTCCTGAAAGCGATGAAACACGCCATCTTTATCAAATTGCCTTAATTCTGTTCCATCGTTGTAAACAACTCCCCAGATCCAACGTTCTAACTCTACCTTAATCTCTTTGTCTTTGTCTTTGTAATAGAAGTCCATAATAGTAGTTATTAATTAAAAGCCCCACCATTAGAAGCAGGGCTTTTCGCATTATATTGCTTCTAACGTATTGTATTACGCCTAATTGTAAGTTACTCTTTCGCTTTTCTAGCCTCGCCTCTTGCTAAGGCAGCAGCTGATATCTTAGAGAATCTTCCGCCAGTCAAGGCATCTTGGTGCTCGATATCTCTAGGAGTGTAGCCGGTCTTTTCGCAAACGTGATCTAAATAGTCATCGTTTGATTTGAACTCCTTGCCACAAGCTCCACAGATAACGATTTGTTTTTTAGCAACCATCAAGCTGTTTCGTCATACTGATAATTCATCGTGCAGGAAGCTCCGGCAACAGCACTAGCAGTTGTCTGGATCTGATGCACCAAGTAATCAGATGAGCCAGCGTCTGTTAATGCACCAGCTAACGCACCACCAATACCAAGGTTGGCACTAGCCGGTTCAGAACTCGGCATTGTTTGATCAGCGATAGTAGATGCTGTCGCAATAGGAGTAGCGAATTCTTCAGCACCTCCATAATCAGCTATTCTAGCTTTGGTCAAATGCGTTGCCTCGGCAGCAAGAGCGGTTGTTCTCCAAGTCTTTAGATTATCAATCTTGGAAGAACCTCCCATTGCTGTAACTTCAATCTTTTGCCATTTCTCGTATGAGTTATCGTCAGCAGCGATTGGATAAGTAACTGCATTCAAATTGACAGCATCTGTGCTACCCATATTTGAATTAGTAATACTTGCAGTCTTAGTCTCACCGACTGTGTTAAACTCATTAATTTGAACTGTTGCAGCCATAATGTAATAATATATTAATTATTTTTTCTTCTCTGGGCTAGGTTTAGGTTTGATACTCAAGTTCTTAGCATCCTTCGGGTCTACTCCAAGAAAATTGCAGATCTCGGTGTAAGCTCCCCTAAGTTTTGTTTCTTCTTCTTTAATAAAAGCCATACTTTTCTGAATAGCTTGTTGCTTTTCAAATAACTGCTTTTTAGTTTCTTGAAGTTTATTGAACTCTTTCTCAACCTCTGTTTTCCTTTGTTTTAACACTTTGTTGTCCATAAAATTGATTAATTAAGTTTAACTAACTCTAATTGCTTTAATGTAGAGAATGGCAGTATCAGTAGGGTCAGAGCTAATGAGCCTTAATGAACCATTCTCGGCAATTTCGTGGTAATCATCGTCAATGCTACCTTCTCGGCTGACTACTTTGTCCGCTCCGTAGGCAACATTAGCAGTAATATCGTTTGCTCCGTTATCAATCTTCCAGTTTCCATTACAAGCTTTAGTTGCGATAGCTTTAACGCCAATAACTCTAAACTTGAATGGAGCATTTACATTGTAGATCGATAAGGTAGTTGCACCAGTATTAACAACCGGAATAGTGAATGGAATTCCGATAGCAGCAGTAGTTCCGGCACTTTCTTCTAATTCATCAGCGTTAATATCAGTTATAGTGTTGTCGTCAGCAGATATTGACTTATTCTTGTAAACATCAGTTGTTTCAATCCCTGATAATGTGCAAGTTTCATCTGGATAAGTAATACTAATATCATTAGTATGTGAAGAAATTAAAGTCAATTTCTTTCCTGTCGTAGCACCACTAATATCAAAGCCCAATTCTATCGTGCTGTCAGTTTCGTCAATAACTAAACAACTATCAGCGATAATCTTTTTATTCGCAAGACTATCAGTTGTTTGTCTGCCTACCAATGTTTCAGTAACCGAAGGCAAAGTAATTGTTGCGTTAGCTCCTCCGTGAACAACCGCAATGGTTGTTTTGTAGTCAGCCGTTGCTCCGCTAAGATCAAATCCTAAAAGCTTTGTCGCAGCTGATTCATCGGCAAAAAGCGTATTATCAGCAACGAAAGTCTTATTGTCGAAACTTTGAGCAAGGTTAATGAAAGCAAATGTATCTTCTGCGGCTAAAACAGGTAAATTGACCACTCTATCCGCTAACAATGTTCCGGGAGTCAAGACATACTTAAATGATGTAGATCCATCTTCAATACCCGGAGTTTGCAATAACGGAGTATCAAGAGTCTTATTGGCAAATGTTTGAGCTAAGGTCACAAATGCGAATGTATCATTAACTCCAGCAAAATCTGGAACAGTTAATGTTGGTGTGGAAACAGTCTGCTCTGTGAATGAGAGTTCACTATCTAAAGCACCACCATCTTCTAAAACACAACCATCTGCAATCGTTGTCGCAATCCCGACACTAGGAGTTCCCCAAGCTGGGTCAGCGCTTGCACCATTGCTCTCTAAAAATTTACCCGAATCTGGAGCTAATCTCTTCCATCCTGTTTCTCCTCTGATTGCTATATCTCCCCAAGCATCGCTAGCGAGAGATAAATCGGTAACGCTAAATTCTCCATCGTTAGCTAGGGAGGCATCTCCACTAATATCGACAGCTGTTGGAACATTTGTTCCATCACCAACAAGGACTTTTGCATCGGCTAACGCAGCCAACTTAGTCCAAGCGATAGCAGCGTCAGTCGCTACTTTAGCATTCGTTAATGCACCATCACTTATTTGATCCGTATCAACAGCATCATTTTCCAAAGCAAATTCTCCAGCTGCGTTCATAGTTAGGACACCCCCTACCGTCACGAACTCAAGAGCATCTGCCCCATCGGTTACCTTGACCAGCTCATTAGCTGAAAGAGCATAGGAATTTGGCGTATCAGTTAAAGAGGTAAAATCGGTTGAAGCACCTCCAGCTGAAATGTTGAAATCACAATCGTCTTCATCCCCCTCATTGACATAAAAGGTTGTTGCTACTCCGCCACTTGTGTCTACGAATAAACATCCTTTGGCGTAGCCCTCTTCGTCATCAGTCGGCACGGTCGCTCCGTAAGCAATGAAGATATTACCATCTTCGTTCTTCAGAAGAACCGAAACCTCTGTATCTTCAGGAGTTTCTAGCCGCCCATCTATACGCACCCCATTCCTAACTCGATTGATAGGTCTTTCTAATTCTTGAGACATTCTAAATTAATTTAATGGAATCTGTTTCAAACTGGTCTTGGTTCAGAAACCATTTTTTCCAAAAGCTCATCATCGCTTGAATCTTCCGGGTGCATAACACCACACCATTTAGCCATCAATGCTAATTTGCGAGGCGGAATGTCGCCATTAAAGATTTCAACAACTGAATCTGGTCTATCTTGAAGTCTAAAAGGAACTTTAGTCGCAGAATAGATACCTGCATCCCAGCGAGTATCGCCATCTTTATCGACATAAGCCCTAGTCTTCAACCAGATAATGAACTTTTTCTTTTTGGAAGTTTCTTCTGTCATTGTTTTATCTATAAGTTAATTTTGATTCGACCTTTATGTGGTTAATCCAGTTAACAATCCGTGAGTTCTACCAACTCCTTCAACAGCTAAACCGAACTTGCCTTGTAACGTTTCTGTGTTTTCTCTGGAACTTGTGTTCGATTCCTTAACAAATCTAAGTAAATCGTTTACTTTCCATCCTTTCTGCATAAAGCGACTATTAACAATAGCAACCTTGCTATCAGGATAATCAATATCAACAATAGCTGGAATAGTTCCAAAGCCATCTGCGATATAGCCATCTAAAACGTGTCCGCCTAATCTTTCACCTCGATCAACTTGAATTTGGTCTGCACCAGTAAAGGCATTAAAGAGTCTCTTGTTTGCAACAGACATAATAATTCCGTTAACAGTTCCACCAGCAGCTCTGACATCATCTAACTCTGCATTTAGAACAGGTTCGGTAAAAGCACCAGCGACATTTGTTTTGATAGCTCCACTTAGATTTTCAAGATGTGAATTAAGTCCTCTAGTCATAGCAGGAATGGAAGCAGTCCCAGCTCTAGCTACACCATAAATGCCAGTTCTGGAAAGATCTCGGACGACCCTCTCCATAGCTTCAGCCATTAAAGGCTCTCTGGTTCTGCCTGTCTTTCGAGCTTGATCCGTGTCCGCCTTGGAAAGGTCAATAGACTCTAAAACAATTTGGCAATAGTTCGTTTCTTCGCTTGTCTGCTCTGCCTGTGCAGTAATATCGACAGCTCCTTCAATATGAGCATTACCAATAATCTTAACTCCAGAGATAGCAGTTTCTCCGTGTCTAGCACCAGTTGATTCGCCAGCACCCCTTTCGTAAACATCGATGGTATTGGCTGCTCTATCAATGGTCTTAACAACAACAATTTCTCCTTCCACATCGATAATATCTCCAATGATTAATCTCTCTGTATAAGAAGCATCAATGGTCAAGCCATCAGTTTCGCTGGCACTATCCCAAAGGACAGCAGTCCCACTAACACCTGTTGTAATTTCTGGGCTAGTGTAGTTTCTTGACAATATCTCGTATTCATCTGTTTCAAAAGGTCTTGCCTTGGTTGTGAATAACTCCCAAACTTTTCCAAACTCTTTGGATAGCAATGGAGTGATTCTCTCGCTGATAGCAATAACCTCTGGGTCTAAAATTGATTCTGAATCTTTCAGAGTTGTGTGCATTCCTAAATCGAAAGCCATATGTATGATTATTTATTTAATTTCTTATCTCTTAATGCCTTTAAGGCTGTTGCCTTTTCGGTTAAGAGTTCATACTCTTGCTGTGTTTTATTTTCTTTTGCCATTAAAGCCTCAAACTCTGCTACCAACTTATCTTCATCGGTTGCGTTAGGAGTGCCATCGCTCTTATCTATAGGACTTCCCTTTGCCTTGATCATTTTAGCTCCAAGTAATTTTGCATTCTTTGTAATATATTCAAGCTTCTGTCTTGGAGAGAAATCAGCTGGGATGAGTTCTTGATTCTCTTGCGGAATTGTTGCAATAACATCCTTGAGAATCGCCTTAACACTACCAACATATTTTGTCAGAAGTTCACGAGAAGTTTTTAATTCCTTTTCAGCGGATTCCCTCTTTCCTAATTCTTCGTCAGCGAGTTTTTGCCACTCGCCTTTCTGCTCCGCTTCTTTTCGCTTTTTCTCGGCTTCTGCCGACTCGATGTCAGCTAATCTTTTGTCCTTGTCTTTTATATCGGCAATAATTTTAGCGACTTTCGGACTAATCTTTGCTAATTCCTCTAAGTCAGCTTTTTCTATATCTTCAATAGTGTTTTTTTGGTTATCGTCACCTTCACCATTTTTGATATCGTTCTCGCTCTCTTCGAAAGCAATAAAATTGCCATCACCATCTTTTAACGCCTCACCATCGTTGTCTGGATCAGCTTGATATTTAACCCCTTCAATTTCAACGAAATCTTTGTTGTCCATAAAATTATTTTATTTGGTCAATGACCTTAATTGATTTTTATGCTCGATGAGCTGGTTTAACCACAACCATTCAAACATCACTTATCGTTAATATACACCATCTAACTAATAGTTGTCAAGAGCATCGACAATCTAGTCTTTAATCTCTTAAAAATGAAACTCATATCATTGTAAATCTGGTCTTAATAATAATGATCCTCTACAGTTAGGATGATAAGGTGGCTGTTCGACCAACTTGGAATAGTTATCGCTTTTGCCCGAAAGAGAATAAATCTTCCCATCGTATCTTTGACATATCGTGCAAGGATCTGGTTCTATTATCTCCACAACATCTACTCCGAAGTCAGCTGCCCTATTAATAACTGCTTCGTTGTTAGCTTTAATTATGTGCGTTCTTGCTACCATTTCGCTATAATGATCTAAAGTCCATTTACGCCCACCCCTATCTATCAGCACAGTAAACCCTTTATCTGCGAACTCTTGTTTTACTATATTCTTTATTTCAGATACGCTCGTTCCCTGTAGTCGCCCAACTGCTATATCCGATCTAATCTGTCTTTTAAGGGTGTCGTTTAAAATCCTTTCAGCTCCTCTGTTATAACCACTCATTGTATTCCCGAAATCTAAGTAGGCATCAGACAATAAATTATTAACGGCATTGATATGAGGTTTCATATCAGGAGAAGTTTCTATAACTGCAACCGAGATATTTCTAAGGTTCGGCATTCCCGCTACTGGTTTAAATCTTATCTGTCTAAGCTGACGATGAGCCAAATTAACTCCTTCAACATAAGAACTCGTCATAGCGTCTTGAAGTAATAATCTTATTTTCTGATCTGTTGCTTGAGTTTCGCTAATTAACAATGCCATTGTCCTTTCTTTCTTCGCTTGCGTCATCTCTTCGCTGATAGCTCGGATCATAATTGTTCTCCCGACATCATCAAGTTTTCTTATTTCGGAAACCACTTTCTTAATCCCTGTTCTACTCTGTAGGTTCTCGAATTGCCGGAGAGCATCTTTCTTCGTGAATGGCATTAAAACATTAAAGCTAATTTGATCGTGGCGATAAGTGAAAAGAACGTGATGCAAAACATAATTAATACGACAATCCAGAATCTAATAAATACTTTCCAGTTTATCTTATTAATCATCCCCTCTAAGATTCTTGCATTCTCTAGAGTCTTGTCCTTAGTATTATTTATCCGCCTAATTTTATTTGTGTCAGGAAACATAAACTTAGTAAATTATTTAGAACCCACCGATCCCAGCAATCTGGTTCTCATCTGTAATTTGTTTCAATTCGGCATCAGCTTCTTCTGGAGTCATTCCTTCTAACCGCATAATAGCCGACTTCTTAGAAGAAATGCCCGAAACTACCTTTGTGCTTTCAGTCTGGGCTTCGAGAATATCTTCGCTAGGCAATACGCTTTCAAATCTAATATCTATGTCCTTATCATAACCATCTTCTAATTCTGCTAGCTTAAATCCTATTCTAAACATATCTTTCAATGCTCTTTTTATCTTAGCTCTTTTCCCTTCTGTCTTTCTAACGGCTGCAAACATTTGGATTCTCAAACTCTCAACTCTCTCCGGAGAACCAGTTTTAAGTAATTCAAATACCGGAACTCCTGTTGCTAGAGATATAAGTCTTATCTGCGCAATGATATGTTCCCTAGCATCGGCAAGTAATGGGTTATTATTGATGACATACTCGGCTTTTGGATCATCTTTACTTGAAATGGCAATATCTTCAAATGGCTTAACCGAACCATCTTCATTAAACATTGACCTTGGCAACATCATCTTGCTATCCAAGTTTTTGAGTAATGCCGTTGAGATATGAGTAGATCTTTCGTTTATTTCAGCCAACTGTGGGATTATGTTGTAGTAATCAGAACGCCCGAGGTAATCATAACCTTTCTTGCTATTGTCTATTCTCCGTATTGGAATGGTGTCTAATCCTTCAATTAACTCGGTCGGTTCAATGGTCTTGTTAAATAATTGTGATAATTTTTCAAGAGAAGCAACCCCATTAATAACCCCCTTTTCATCAGTAGTCCAAGCCTTGTGTTCGATTAAAACACCATTATCTATAACGCTAAATTGTTTAGTCAATAAATATGTTTTTTGAGGCTCGACTTCTAAATCTTTTCTGTAAGTAGCAATTATGACCGAACCATCATATTGCGGGAAGTATTGATCTTGCGGTATCTTATCAAGATGATAGTTTCCGTCAGTATCAAGCCAACCATAGATAACATAAAAACCAAGTTCTGATTGCTCGGTTGCAATTTCGTTAATAGTTTCTCTTAAATCATTAAAATATAGGGTATCGTCTACGAACTTTTCTTCAGGCGAAATCTTATCTAGATTATCATCAAACCCAGCCTCGAAGACAATCTTATCTGCATCGCCTGCTACAAAATCTCCGTAAAAATCGGAAATATAAGCTGGAAACGGACTGCCAATATAAATAATATCCTCCTCATTCTTGTATTGTGATTTTATCATATCGTGAAGCCCAAGAACCGAAAGCTGTTCCCCATCATAAAGTTTTTGAAACTTCCTAAGACTCGCAATCCTATCTAGTTCTTCGTTGTTCGGAAACTTATTAATTGCTAATGGCATAGAATAACTATTTTATTTTAACATCATCTCGCCTCTCGTTGATATTGCTACATCTATTGCTCTATTGTCTGCTTTCTTTTGCTCGGTATCTTCTTTACCCAGCAAATCTTCTCTTAATTTTTTTCCATCGTATCTTATCTGTTTGGCAAATCGACTAACACTCATTATCTTGCACTTCGCACAAACAAGCCGACCATCTATAAATAATTTCTTATTGCCTAGAACAGGCTTCCCACACTTATGGCACTTTGGTGGAGTTTTCGGTTTGGCAAATGGATTTATTATCTTCATTAGCTAAAAAAATGTAATCTATTGTATTTAATAATTTATCAACGGACAAGTTAAAACCATCTACATTAATAGCAATAATAACATCTTCCCTAAATGATTTATGAATAAGTTTCGTGGCGATGAAATTATTGATTGTAGTCGATTGATGCTCTCCAATATTTCTAGACAAATCTTTAACGAACACAGAAGAAATATATTTCTTAATCAATAGCTTCTTATTGTCATCCATAAAATTATTATACTACATCTTGTCAAACTTCGCCACCCCGATAGCTGCTTCTCTTCTGATCAACCCTAGTATTAAATAAACTAAAGCATCGGTCAAGTCATCGTGTTCTTCTATGCCGAAATTTATTATGTTCTGTATTAGATCCTCGCACCCCTTTTCAGGAAACATTACCGTGCCATCTTTAATCATCGGAGCTACTGCTTGAAGCCTTGCTCTTTTATCTGTTAAGGGTCGCATTGGATAAACAGATAACCCTCGTTTCTTCATTTCTTCTAACGCCACTCTTTGATACCCGACATCTTCTACAAAAAATCTACTACCAACAGGCATAGTATTTCCGACATCAATAGCTGTTTTTAATGTGTCGTTAAAATCAATTCTCTTGGCAATAGGATTAGGCTTTACCAATAACTTCCTTTTGTCATCAACCATTGCAATTAATCCTGATACCATTGCCGTATAATCAGCTGTTGTTTTTTGAGATATGGCTAAGTCAACACCAATTCCACCATCCATAGGCTTAATAGTTAGCCCGCCATCTTTATTCCTAGAATCAATAAGATCGTTGGAATAATAATGCAAATCGGTTTCTTTAATTATCTGGTCTTTTTCTGAAACTATCTTTAAAAGATATTCTCTCGCCCACGCTGTTTCGCCCACCTTTGTCCTTTGATCTTGAATATCTGCCTCTGTCGGATACTTAGCTTCCCAAGCCGTGCTACCATCTTCATTAAAGAACGGAATCCTAATGACTTTAAATAAAGGATTCTTTTCTAGCCGAGCCATAAAGCCATCGTTATGTAATAAGTTTCCAATGACAATAAGTTTGCTATTAGTTTCTTGAGTAGCTGGCACGACCTCGGAATTGAACCAAGCTTCTGTTTTATCTCGGTTCTCTTTATTCCTAACTTGCATTGTGTTCTCCGGATCGTCAACGATAATAATATCTGGTCTTGTTTCTATATGGCGGATTCCCCTAATATTCATCCCCCTAGATCTACCGGCAATCTTAACCCCATTGGAAAGAATAAGATTTAAATCATTCCACGCAACAATCTTTATGCCGGGATATAATATTTTAATGATCTTGTTCTTCTCTATCTCATAACGAATATTACTGATACTACCCTTAACCTGGGAGCTAGTGTCATTTATTACGATAATGAACTTATGCCTTTTCTCTAAGGCGCACAATAACGGATATGCTAACGAAGCGTATGTTGATTTAGCAGAGCTTCTGAATCCAATTATTTCAAGCAACGGATATTCGCTATTCTCTAAATCCATCGCTAAATTGCGATGAAACGGAGCGGATTCTAAAGTCACATAGTGAGGTAAACAAATCGAAACAAACAATGTTAGGCTTTGAATCCAAGTTCTTATCTGATCAAGATTATCTAAGTCAATCTTCATCTTCTTTGACCATATCTCTTAACCCTGCATTGATTAATGCTCTCCTTATCCTGTCTCTATCTTCTTGTGGAATATCTCTAGGAGTTTCATCTTCATATCTAGTCTTCGGACTAAACTTCTCAATGTATTGAAGCCAAACCATAAAATCCTTTCCGAATGGCTTGCTTGACTTTAGCATCTTGGCGTAGAATGCACCTAATAGATTAGATGTCCTTTCTCTCCCATAAGTTCTACGAACCTTCTCAACTTTATTCCAGAAACCATCTCTCTTCTTCCACCCGGAAAGTGTAGCCTGATTAACTTTATATCGTTTAGCAAAATCACCTTGTGTTTTAAGGTCTCTCTCGAACACAGGCGTTCCCATAAACTCTATAAAAGCAAGATATTCTGCTGTCTTTAATCGCTCCCTATTCTTGCTATCTTTTTTAACCACTTTTTGACCGGGCTTTTCTTCCATTTTCTTTGTCATAATAGACTTCTGCCTTACGGCTTATCGCAATGGATAACTTAATTACTCATTGTAGAAATGTGATCGAGGTATCTTCGGTGCGTCTATCCTGACATAAAGTCTTTTGCTCTGTTTATGTCCGATTAACCCAAACACTCTTCGGAATGCTTCTGCGGTCTTGCCACCCTCTCCGATGCAGAGTCCAATATCTTCGGAATGAACCTTGACATTCATTGTTGTAAAATCACCCCTTTCGTCTTTCTCTTCTACAACGTAGACTTCTACCTCGTCAGGATTCGTGACCATCGCCTTGACGACCTCGACTAACAGGTTTTTAATCTCTTCCATATTAATTTATTTGATTAACCAAGCTCGACTAACTTAGTAAATCTTTTATAGCATATTTGATACAATGTAGCAACCCCTCTTTTGTTATTTAGTTTAATTCCTTTTTCTTGATCTCGCAATGTTGATAGTTCTTAATAGCTTTTTTGCCTGTTAATTTTTCCCATCGTTATACAATAACGTCACAGTATTTGGGATCTAGTTCCATCATAAAGCATTTTCTGTTTAACTGCTCGCAAGCTATTAATGTGCTTCCCGAACCACCGAAGAGATCTAATACTATATTATCTCTTTCGCTACTATTCTTTATTGCCCTACAACATAATTCTATTGGTTTCATTGTTGGATGTAGTTTTGAATTCAATGGTCTGTCTATTTCCCATACTTCTGTCTGTTTCCTTCCTCCCCTATAAGTGCTTTTCTCTAACCATCCATAGAAACAAGGCTCGTATATCCTTTGGTATTTAGCTGGACTTAACACTAATTGTTGTTTCTTCCAAATTATTGTAGTAGACCAATGAAATCCAATATCATTTAACCATAATCTCTGCCTCATTCCTTCTGGACCAGGAGCTCCCCAAACATAAATGTCTCCTCCTTTGTAAAAATCTATTATATTCTGGATGAAGTTATGGTTAAAGTCTTTCCATTCGGAATCTGATTGTTTGTCGTTTTCTATTGTCCTAATCTTAGGGCGAGGGTTCTTAGAAACCCCATAATCTACATTATAAGGCGGATCAGTAAAAACCATATCAGCTTTATTTTCATCCATTAACTTTTCTACATCTTCTTTCTTTGTTGCATCCCCACACATCAATCTATTATTTCCTAATTGATAAATCTCACCAAGCTTACTTTTAGATTTTTTCGGTAATTCTGGAACTTCGTCAATATCTTCTGGCGAATCTAAATTAAACATTCTATCTAAGTCCTCGCTATCAAATCCCACATCTAATAACATATCCTCATCAAAATTAGCCAACAAATCATAATCCCATTCACCAAGATTCTTATTTGATCTGATGTTATATTCCCCGAACTCTTTGTCTGTTAGTTTCCTGTTTG